GACGTCGATTTCTCGGATCAGAAGCGCCATCTCGTGTTCGAATATATGGAGCAGAAATATGGTCGCGACCATATTGCGCGCCTCGGGACGGTTGCGTTGTTCCGGCCGCGTTCGGCCATTGAAGAGGCTGGCACCGCGCTCGGTGTGCCGAAGTGGCTGTGCGACAAGGTTGTCGACTCGCTGATTGTGCGCTCGGGCGGCGACTCACGCGCGCTGTCGACGCTTGAGGACACACTGAACACAACGCCATCCGGTCAAGAGCTGCTCAAGAAAAATCCAGAGATCATGATCGCTGCGCGTATGGAAGGTCATCCAAGGCACTTCGGCCAGCATGCAGCCGGCATCGTGATCACTGAGACGCCGGTTACGGATTATGTGGCTGTGGACGCGCGCACTGGCGCCACCATGTGCGACAAAAAGGATGCCGAAGAGCTCAACCTTTTGAAAATTGACGCGCTCGGGCTGACGCAGTTGAGTGTGTTCGAGGATGCATTGACGATGGCCGGTCTGCCGATGCATCATTTGGAGAGTGTTCCGCTGGACGACAAGGCAGCCTTCGACGTTTTGAACAAGGGCCAGTTCTCTGGCATATTTCAGTTCATGGGCGCAGCCCTTCAATCCATCACCAATCAGGTCAAGGTCCGCAGCCTCGAAGACATCATCGCCATCACCGCCCTCGCACGTCCGGGGCCGATGGCCAGCGGCGGCACCAACGAATGGGTCAAGCGCAAGAACGGTCAGTCTGCCTTGACTTATCCGCATCCGCTGTTTGAGCCTTATTTGAAGAACACCCTAGGAATTGTCGCTTATCAAGAGCAGGTAATGCAGGTCAGTCGCGAGATTGGCGGACTCAGCTGGGACGATGTGACCGCATTGCGCAAGGCGATGAGCAAGAGCTTAGGCAAGGAATATTTCGACCAATACGGAGACAGATTCAAGAAAGGCGCGATTGAGCGGGGCGTTCCAGCGGAAGTTTGCGGAAAGGTATGGGACGATTTGTGTCTTTCTGGAGATACGGAGATTGAAAATCCATTCCCATCAAAAGGAAGATACAGAAAATTTACCATTAAGCAACTCTACGATCGAGGAGGACTCGGTCCAACGGACAAAAATTCTGCCAAAAGAAAGCGACAGAAAATATTGATGTTCGACGGAGAGTCTCTTAAGCCATTCGAAAATTTCGGGGTTACATATTCTGGCAAGAAGATGACATATCTTCTCACAACAGAAAGCGGAAACAGAATCAAGGCCACAAAAGAGCACAAATTCTTGATGCCGGATTTTTCCTATTCTGCGTTGCAGGATCTTAAGGTTGGAGATGCAGTCGTCAGCGATGCAGGTTCTATCCCGACGAAAAGAAAATCTCCAAAAAAGAGCGGCTCTGGAGGCCACAATTGGTGGTATAAAATCAAACAAGGCATCCCAACACTCGCAGAGGGCAAAAGGTATTTAAAGGCCAATTACAAGAAATGTCAGCATTGCCACAGTTCACCTTATGAGGAGACTCACCACATTGATATGGATCACAGCAATGACAGAATAGACAATTTGATGGCAGTTTGCAGAAAGTGCCACAAGAAACTCCATGCAGCCTTGGAAGTCAGTCCAAATCCTTGGAGAAAAGGAAGAGCGATTTTTAGCGATAAAATAGTTTCAATCGTTCCGCATGGATTTAAGGATGTATATGACATTCACATGCCAGCACCACACCACAATTTTCTGGCGAATGGAATAGTTGTTCATAATTGCGCTTATGGCTCATGGGCGTTCAATCGCAGTCATTCTGTCGCTTATGGCATCATCAGCTATTGGTGCGCTTATATGAAGGCGCATCACCCGTTCGAATTCGCTGCAGCCACATTGACTCACGAGAACGATCCGGAGAAGCAGATCCGAATTCTGCGCGAGATGAAGGCAGAGGGATTCGATTATGTACCGATTGATGCTGAATTGTCGACCGACAAATGGACAGCCGGTTTCAGGAATGGGAAGAAAGTTCTGATCGGACCGATCCAGAATGTGAAGGGCATCGGTCCCAAGATGGTCAGCGCGATCATGTCTTCGCGAGCGCGGGGCGAACCGCTGCCGCCGCGCGCTGAGAAGATGATGAAAAATTCGCAGACGGAAATTGATAGTCTTTGGCCAATCCGGGATGCGGTTGACCGGCTGATGCCTGATCCGAAGGCGCGCAGCATTTTCACCGTTCCGACCAATGTGATCAAGCTCCAATGCAAGGATCAGGATTATGATGCATTGGTGATCGCGACTGTCGCTCAGATCAAGCCGCGCGACGAAAATGAACAAGTCAATATCGCCAAGCGCAACGGTAAGGTTCTCACCGGCCCGACGCAAAGCCTGAACCTGACGATAGCTGACGACACAGACAGAATTTTCGGAAAGGTCGATCGCTACATGTTCGAAAAGCTCGGTCGTCAAATTGTCGAGCGCGGCCGACCAGGCAAGGCTCTTTATGCCTTCAAGGGCACTGTGCCCAAGGGTTTCCGCATGCTGCGAATCTCCGCAGTGCGCTACATCGGTGATATGGAGGATTGAAAATGGTCGGATTTGTTTTCGCGTTGCTGTTCTTGATTTATATAGCAACGATCGTTTGCGTTGTGTTGAATTATGGAGTTGCAGCAGCCATTGGAATTTTCTGGATTTGTGCAATTTGCAGCGTTTTGCTGATGTGGATGTTTATTGAATCAGCCAGAAAGGGATGAACGATGATTGATATGACACCCGAACAGATCAAGCTCTGGTGCGAGGAAAAGTGGAAGGGTCCGCTGATCAACTCGCATAAGACGAATATTTTTGAATTCAAGAAGATTTACAATTCTGGAGGCTATACTGGCTTTTTGCAGACTCCAGTCATCAAGAAGCTCAAGCGGAAGAATTGATCCAACAAAAGGCCCAAGGAATAATGTCAATGAAAATCCGTTCGCTGGCTGATATAAACTCTGTCAATTCGTATTTGAAGCGGATTGGTGCTGAACCGCGTTCAATGCGCAAGGCGGCTGTCCGTGAGATGAGCGGGAAATATTGGCGCGATGTGGCGATCATTTCCATTACGCCCGACGGAAAGGTCGTCGCTCCGCCGGAATACGCCCCCACAGAGTTGGAAAAGGCAGCCATCGAAGCCGAATGCGCCACTGTCTCATGGCCGAAGATGAAGCTGCTGTCGAGGATGATCGATCTGCCGGAGGAATTCAGGAATGTTCCGGAGAAGGATGTTTTTCAATTCAAGGATCTTGACGGCAAGATCATCATGGTCCAAGTGCGGATTGAGCGCAAGGGCGAACGATCCTACATTCCGCTGACCTATTGGGACGATGATGAGTGGCGCCGCATGGAGCCGGAAGGCAATTTGCCGCTCTGGGGTCTTGATCAATTGAAGGATCAGTCGACCGTCTTCATCCATGAAGGAGCCAAGGCTGCTCGCGCCATGCGCTGGATGGTCGAGGGTGAGACGCCGGAGGCTCGGGCAGCATGCGCCGCTCATCCTTGGGGAGAGGAGATGAAGGCTGCCGCGCATGTCGGGTGGATCGGCGGCGCATTGTCGCCGGGCCGCACGGATTGGTCTGCCTTAAAAAAGGCAGGCGTCAAGCGCGCCTACATCGTCAGTGACAATGATGCACCGGGTGTGGCGGCAGTTCCTTCAATCGCTTTCCATCTGCGCATACCGACGATGCATGTTCAGTTCTCGACCGAATGGCCGGGCGGCTTCGATCTGGCGGACGAATTCCCTGCCTCAATGTTCAAGGTCATCGAAGGTCAGCGCTTTTATGTCGGACCGAGTTTCCGCTCATGCCTATATCCGGCCACATGGGCGACCGACCAAGTCCCCAATCCAAAAGGCAAGCCCACAACAATCCTCCGCGATAATTTCAAGGACATGTGGGCATACGTCGAAGAGTCAGATTTGTTCGTCTGCTCGGAGATGCCGGAGATTATTCGCTCCGAGCCTGTGTTAAATAAAATGCTCGCCTCATTCAGCCATACCAATTCGACATGCTCGCTGATTGTGAAGGCGTACACTGGCAATTCCGTCCGCATGTGCTATCGTCCTGATATAAAAGGGCGCAAAGTGAATGACGGATCCAACTCTGCCATCAATCTTCACACTCCGACTTCCATCAAGTCTCGGGCAGGCTCAATCAAGCCATTCATCGATTTCATGACCTACATGTTCCCCAATGAGAGTGAGCGTTATGAGGTGATGAGGTGGTGCGCGACGCTGATCGCTCGGACGGATATTCATATGGAATATGGGCTGCTGCTGGTGAGCGAGCAACAAGGCGTCGGCAAGACGACTCTCGGCTCGTCGATCCTCGCTCCGCTCGTCGGCGCTTCAAACGTCAGCTATCCGACCGAAGGCATCATCGTTCAAAGTGAATTCAACGGTTGGCTAGCCAACAAGCGCCTTTGCATCGTCAATGAGATTTATTCCGGTCATTCGTGGAAGGCTTACAACAAATTGAAATCAGCCATCACCGACAGAACCGTTGAAGTCAACGAGAAATTCCAGCGAACTTACACTGTTGAGAATTGGTGCCATATGTTCGCTTGCTCCAATTCATTGCGGGCGCTCAAGGTTGAGGAGAGCGATCGGCGATGGTTCTATCCCGAGGTGACTGAGGACAAATGGCCGCGTGAGCGTTTCGATAGCTTTCACAATTGGTTGCAGTCGGGCGGTCCTTCGGTAATTCGCTATTGGGCAGAGAATTTCAAGGATTACGTCACCGCCGGTCAGCCCGCGCCGATGACTGAACGGAAAAAGGAGTTGATCATCTCCTCGCGTTCCGAAGGTCAGCAAGAGGCTGCAGAGCTCGCTGAGGCGATGAATTGTCGAGAGGATCCGGTCGCCCTCGGCATGAAGGACATCGCCTCCTGGGTCAACGAAAACAATTCTAGGAGGAACAGTTTTGACACTGATCTCGATCTGCGCAAGGTCATGAAAGAATGCGGCGTGATATGGACGGACGATCGTTTAAAGGTTAATGACAGGCTCCAATTAGTCGGAATGAACAGGGCTGCATTTGACCAATTGAAGGAGAAATTTGGGCTCAAATTGATTCGTCAGGAGGCGATCTTGGGTCGACAAACGGATGAAAGTACCGACAAGCTCAAGCTTAGAAAGGCCGATTTTTTCAATGAGGTGAGGTCAATGGTGAAATCGGCCGATGAGGTCCTCAGGCGGGCGATGTGAAATGGCTCAGGTTAAGCTTGCATTGAAATCATTGAGAAATCGCTGGATCCATTTCCATTCTAAACATAATTCTCACCTCTACAGACGACAACAGAGAGAAAAAGAAAGTTATCTAGAGAAGGGAAAATTGGTTCCAGATTGGAAATGGAACTTTTCGGGTTTTGGAGGGTTTTTTGATGAATGAAATTGATTTTAAAAGATGGCTTAGGTCAAGCTGGTCCGGTTGGCTGGAAAGTTACGAGCCGAGGACTGGAGGTGGGATTGGAATTCCCGATATTCAGATTTTGGTTTCTGGGAGAGTTTTGCCAATTGAATTGAAAGTTGGGAAATTGAAGAGCGGTCGAATTTATCCGAATGAAGTGCGGCCGGTTCAGATAGCTTGGCACAGGACATTCGCAGATGCAGGTGGTGTTTCGGCGATGCTGATCGGGGTTTCGAATTTGAGCAAGATCAAATGGATTCCAGCGCTGATCAATGGCAAGCGCATGAGTGATTGGAAAAAAGGCTATTCTATTGGTGAATGTTTGGAGCTCTCGGGCGAGCCTGAAAAGATGAAAGAGCAGGTTTCCCTTTGGCTAAAGGAAAATTTGTTGCCTTGAATTTTCTTTTGCAAAAACCCATTTTCGATGCATAATCGAGCGCCTGCAGAAGTTTCTGCGGGCGATTGCGTTTCGCCTTGAGGGGAAAATGGCTGGGACGAGAAATCGACGCCCGCGAGAAGTGTTCCTTGAGTCTCGCAAATTTGATCAGGCGAAATTTGATGCAGCCATGCACAGAATGGCGAATGGCGTTGCGTTAACGAAGATCTGCAAAGAACCAGGAATGCCTGAGTATAGCGCGTTGATGGGATGGATCCTTGAGGACCCAAAACTCTACGAGAAATACGCGCGTTCAAAGCAGATGCAAGCCGATTATTATGCTGATGAAACTGTTGAGATTGCAGACGACGACACCAATGTTCCTATGGCGAGAAACAGGATGGATGCTCGACGCTGGCACGCTTCAAAGATGAACCCGCGCAAATACGGCGAACGTGTTACGCAGGACATCAATGCGAATGTCACAAACACTCAGCGCATCGATCTCTCGCAATTGACTGCTGAAGCGCGTTCGCAATTGCGCAGAACACTCGTCGCCCAGCTCCAAGGCAAGGACGAATCAGAGCCGAGCTACAAGGTGATCAAGTGAGTGCGGCGTTTGATTTCAGTTCCGCGCTCGAAGGAATTACGCCAGAAGATCTGTTGATTGAATTGGAGAGGCTCGAATACGAAGAGAGCCTGTACGAATTCTTCAAGGCAGGTTGGAAATATTTTGATCCTTCGCCATTCATGGACGGCAAGCCGCTTCACGCAGTCTGCGAACATCTGGAGGCAGTATGCTCCGGCGACATCAAGCGACTCATCATCAACATTCCGCCGCGTATGTCGAAATCCTCGATGACTTCGGTCGCATTTCCTGCGTGGGTCTGGGCACAGAGGCGCACATCGCCGACCTCTGGGCCGGGCGCTCACTTTTTGCATGCTTCATACTCACAGATGCTGAGCTTGAGAGATTCGGTCAAATGTCGGAGGCTGATCGAAAGTCCTTGGTATCAGAAGTATTGGGGAGAAAATTTCCGTCTCACTTCAGACCAAAACACAAAGACGCGCTTCGACAATAGCAGAACTGGATCACGCCTTTGCACCTCTGTCGGATCGACGCTGACAGGTGAAGGCGGCGACATCATCATCATTGACGATCCGAATGCTGCTCAAGAGGCATTCAGCGAAGCCACAATTCAGACAACCATCGATTGGTGGGACAGCGCCTTGAGCACCCGCCTCAACAATCCCAAGACTGGCGCCTTCATCGTCATTCAGCAGCGCCTCGCTGAGGACGATCTAACAGGCCACATCTTGAGCAAGGACATTGGCGACTGGACGCATCTTTGCTTGCCGATGCGTTATGAGTCAGACAGATCATTCGTGACATCAATAGGCTGGCAAGATTGGCGCACACAGGAGGGCGAGCTCCTTTGGCCCGATCGATTTGGCGACGACGAAGTTGAGTTGCTTGAGCGCACGCTCGGCCCTTATGCGGCTGCAGGCCAGTTGCAGCAAAGACCAGAAGTGAAGGGCGGCGGCGTAATCAAGCGCGAATGGTGGGCGCTGTGGAACAGCGAGACATTTCCGCCGATGGACTTTGTTGTGGCGAGCCTCGACACTGCCTACACCACCAAGCAGGAGAACGACTTCAGCGCCTTGAGTGTTTGGGGTGTGTTTACTAACGACGTTGTCGCCCATGCCAACAAGATCATTGGCCACAATGGTCGTCCTCAGCAGATAGAGCGAGTGTATGCTGAGGGTGCGCCGAATGTCATGCTGATGAACGCTTGGCAGCAGCGGCTTGAGCTCCATGAGTTGGTCGAAAAGGTTGCCACAACATGCAAGAAATTCAAGGTCGACATGATCTTGATTGAAAATAAGGCAGCTGGTCACTCTGTCGCTCAAGAGTTGAGGCGCTTGTTCGGCAATGAAGATTTCGCCGTAAGAATGTATGATCCAAAAACGATTGACAAATTGAGCAGGCTCTATTCTGTTCAGCATTTATTTGCTGAAGGGATGATCTGGGCGCCAGACATGAGCTGGGCAGATATGGTCATTACTCAGACTGCCGTTTTCCCAAAAGGCAAGCACGATGATCTCGTCGACACTGTGTCGATGGCATTGCGTCATTTGCGCGAACTCGGACTGCTTCAGCGTGCGCCTGAACGCTTGAATGAGATAAATGACAGCATGCGCCACATCGGCAAGCCTCCCTCGGCATTGTATCCATCATGAAAATCCCTGCTCAGGCGACTGTTGATCTGATCAGCCCAATGCTGTGGCAGGTGAATGTTCGTGCTGCATTGCCATTGTCAATGAACAAAAGCTACAGGATTTTCGCCAAGAGCGATGACGAGGCTGCGAAGATTGGCCTTGAGCGCTTTGAATCAGAAGCGCGAAAGACAGGAACATCCAAATGCCAATGACGCCCGGCCTCGGAGCTGCGACCAACATTCGCCAATTGCCGCAAGGCGATGATCAATCTGTCAATGACAATGACATCATCGTCCAAATGGTAGATGAAGGCGGAGACGTTCCTGAGTTTGATCAAAGTGGCGCAGTCATCAAGATCGAGCACGATGATGGATCGATCACTGTCAGCCTTGATGGCAAGCCTATTCAAGATGCCGCTGACGAAAAGCCTCTGGCTTGGTTCGACAATCTTGTTGAAAAGATCGACCAGAGTCAACTCGGCATTATTGCGAATGATCTGCTGCGAGGCATTGACGACGACCTGACGAGCCGCACAGAGTGGATCGAGAATCGTAGCCAAGGCATCAAGCTCCTCGGACTGACGATCCAGTTGCCCGGCATTGGCGGCAGCTCCGATGGCGCACCAGTTGAAGGGATGAGCCGCGTTCAGCATCCTCTGCTGCAAGAAGCCGTCCTGCGTTTTCAAGCCAATGCGCGTTCCGAGTTGTTGCCGACTGACGGACCGATGAAGATCCGCAACGACGACAACAATGCAACCCTTGGCGAGGATCAGCTGGCCAATGCGCTTGAGCGCGACATGAATCATTATCTGACCAGCACAGCGACAGAATATTATCCTGACACTGACAGGATGCTGCTGATGCTCGGGTTTGGTGGAACTGCGTTCAAGAAAGTCTATTTTTGCCCATTGCGCAATCGCCCAGTCAGCGAAACGGTTGACGCCGATGATCTGATTGTCAACGAGGCTGCCACCGATTTGCGGAATGCCAAGCGCATCACCCATCGGTCAATGATGCGCCCCAGCACCGTCAAACGCCTGCAGATTCTTGGCGTTTATCGCGACATTGATCTTTCGACTCCGCTCGCTCCGAAAAAGGATGCCGTCCGCGATGCCAAGAAAGATCAGCAAGGCATCTCTGCCAGCAGTTCAAATCCCGAAGATCGAGATCGTGAAATCTACGAATGTTATTGCGAGCTTGACATTCCAGGTTTCGAGCACAAGATCAAGGGCAAGCCGACAGGCCTCGAAATTCCATACAGGGTTACGATCGATGTTTCGTCTCGTGAAATTCTATCCATTGTCCGCAACTTCAATGAAGACACAAAAGATCTGCCCGAAGCCCGGATGCGTTTCGTTAAATACACGTTCGTTCCGGGAATGGGTTTTTATGACATTGGATTGCTTCACATATTGGGCAATACCACCAATGCGATCACTGCTGCGTGGCGTGAGTTGCTTGATGCGGGCATGTTCTCGAATTTCCCCGGCTTTCTATTCTCGGACGCCGGAGGACGTCAGGACACGAATATATTTCGCGTTCCTCCTGGTGGAGGTGCGAAGGTTAAGACAGGCGGCATGCCCATTTCGCAAGCGGTCATGCCATTGCCTTACAAGGAGCCCTCTCAGGCATTGATGGCGTTGGTGAATGACATCTCTCAGACAGGCATGCGCGTCGGCGGAACAAGCGAGGCTCAAGTCGGCGAAGGTCGGCCGGATGCGCCAGTCGGCACAACGCTGGCAATGATCGATCAGGCGACGAAGGTTCTGAATTCCGTTCACAAACGCATGCACGCTGCGCAGGCCGAAGAATTCCGTTTGCTGGTCGAATGTTTCAGGGAGCATCCGGAGAGCTTTTGGCAGCGCAACAAGAAGCCTGCTCGCCAATGGGACCAAGAAACCTTCCTCAAGGCGCTGGACGATTGCGATCTTGTGCCGCAGGCCGATCCGAACACCGCCAGTCACAGCCAGCGCGTCATGAAGATCATGGGCCTCAAGCAGCTGCAGGCGGGCAATCCGAACATGTACGACGCGATCGCCATCGACACTGCTGCCCTGCAGGCTATGGGTTGGTCAAATCCGCAGCAGTTCTTCGCGCCTCCGAGCGCACAATCCAAGCCTTCTCCTGAAGATGTGCAGAAGCAGGCTGCTGCTCAAGCTGACACCGTCAAGGCTCAAGCCTCCATGATCAGTGCTCAATCCAAGCAGGCCGAAACCCAAGCCAAGATCCAACAAGGTGCATTCGCTCAGAAGCCTGAGTCGGTGGCACCGCAGGCCGATCCAAATGCGGCTGCTGAATTGCAGATCAAGGCCGAGGATGCAAAGACCAAGGCCAAGGAACTCGCTGTCCGCATTCAGGAGGCTCAGATCGAGGCACAAAGCCGCGCTGCCGAGGATGCGACAAAAGAACGAATCAGCGCGATTGATGCTCAAAAGGATCACACCTCTGATCTAATGGACATCGAGAAAGAAAAGATCGCTGCCAAGGCTCACACCGCTGCCAAGGGTGTTGATAAATGAAACAAGATCGCGCCAAAGCTTCCAGAGCAGCTTTGTTGATCGCCCGGCGTAAGCGCGCCGACGGCGGACCGACTGATGATGGATCGGACGATGCTGACAATTTGTATCCGGACATTCCGCGCGTCACAATCCACAAGGCCGATCTGCCAGTCGGCGAAACTGTTCATGAAGGCGACCTAGCGCCGGTCGGCAATGAAATTCCGCCAGAGCTCTCTGGCAATGGAACGGTGACGGATCCGGTTGTCGCCAGAGCGCTGGCGCGCACGCGAACGCTCGAAGGCAGCACGCTCCCTCCAACACCCAAGCAGGCTTTCACCTATTCGGTGCCGGAAGGCTCTGGCTCAATGCCGATTGACGTCACACCGAGCTTCAACAACAATGTCCCATTGAATAAAGACGAGCAGTTCTGGAATGCCATGGACGTTGCTCAGTCTGGCGAGGCACAGCGCCCTTCAAATTCGGCCGGTAGCGTGGCCTACGGCGGACTTCAGCCGGGACCGGCACCAACCCAAAGGGACCTCCTGCAGACAGCCCTGGAGGGCCAAGGGAAGCCATCCTTGGAGCGTTCAAACGTCGCCAGCGGTCTAAACTCCATCCTCGGCCTGACGCCGGTCGGAGCAATCTCCGATTTGATCGATTTCGCGAAGCAGCAGAAGCCCATTGAGGCTGCCTTGGCAGCGACCGGCGCTGTGCCAGCGGGCGCACTCAGCCATGCCATCTTCCTCGGGCCGATGGCAGCAAACGTCGACCGCAACGCCTTGGCCACTGCTCAAAAGCTCGCCGCTCAAGGCGTCGACCGCAACGAGATCTGGCAGAAAACGATGTGGGCTCAAACGCCCGGTGGCCAATGGTACACTGAGCATCCTGATGCTGGATTTAAACTTGCTCCTGGACCTGATGGCGATTTGAGATCATTTCATCCAGAAATTGAAGCAGGCTATCCTGGCACATACGAAAAGCTTCAGCAGAACATAATGACAGGAGAAAAGCCGACTGGCTCTTTCTATCGAGAAGAGCCGTTGTTTCCTCCGGCGATTGATGCAAGCGGTCGTGACCAGGATCAAGCTGCCTCAATCGTCCTCCACGAGACTCAACACTTAGCGCAGGCGAATGAAGGATTTTCTCCGGGCGCCAATCCGTTGGATCATGAACTGATCAGTGCTCATCGCGCCATGTACAATCAGGCAAACAATCAATATGACAGGATAACAGGCCACGCAGACAATTACGTCAATGGTCAACTAATGCGTCAGGGTTTCGACCCAAACAACGCTGAGAATGTCATGGATCCTCGTTTTCAGGATGCTCAGCGTGCAGCCTACGACAAATGGGTGGCCGAAAATCCCAATGCATCAAAAGAACTTCTGAAATCTCATTATCAGAAATTCAACATTCGCTCGCCGCGGGATTTCTACGAGCACAATTTCGGCGAGGCAATGGCGCGCGCCGCGCAGGAGCGTCAGCATTGGCCGATGGAGATGCGTCGGGAGAATGCTCCCTTCAACAATTGGAAGACGATGCGCGGCGAGCCGATCCCGGAAGAGCATTTGTGGGAGCGATTGCCCGGCCAAACTGGCCCATCCGCCATGGCGCAACCGCGTCAGCTGAATGACATCGGCCTCTACAGCCATGGCGCAGAGGCTGCCGACGCCTTGCCTCAGGCCAAGGGCTCTCCCCAGCAGTTCAAGGCGATGCTCCAGAAGGCAGGCGTCAAGCCTGCAGAATTCGAGAATTCCAAATTCGATCAGGCATTCGCCGGGCGCAATTCCGTCACTCGCGAAGAAGTCGCTCAGCATTTCCGCGACAGCATGCCGAAGGTGGAGGAGAATGTTCTTGGCGGATCTTCTCCAGAAGAAAAAATGGGAGAAATTGCAGAAAAAGCAGCCAGAGACGAACAGTTGTGGAAAAAAATAACGGAAAGAAATTTTCATGAATTTGCCAATCCGACAGAACGTGAAGATTTTCTGACCTATGAGAATCTTGAAGATCTTGATCATTATGTTCGCGGCAAATATGAAGGCCAGAAGCCTCCAAAATTCGAATCATACGCTCTTCCTGGTGGACAGAATTATCGTGAGGTGCTGCTGAAGCTGCCGGCACAAAAAATAACAGGCGAAGATTTGTCATTTTTTGTGAAACACAAAAATGAAGGCAGGATGGGAATTCTTCCGCCAGAAATGCAGAAAAAATGGGACTCAATAGCTCAGGCAAAAGACACACTTGAGCAAAACGAGCAATTTAACTCCTCTCACTGGGACGATCCTAATGTCCTTGCGCATCTGCGCTTAAGCGATCGCACAGGCCCGAAT